TCAAGTTTAATTTTCATGCCACCGGACGGCTTTCAATTCCTTTTGACCGTCCGGTGATACATGATCAAATTTTATAATCCAACCAATACTCGTTACTATTACATAACTCAACACAGGGATTTGTTGAATGATTTTGTTTTGTCTATATTTAAGGGCAGCGCTCGCAGCCACTGCCGTACTAGGCGTATCGTTTTTAATAGCTTATCTGCTTTGTCTGCTGAAGTTCTCAAGTTATCTTATCGAAGATTGAAACGTGGGTATGTGCAAGTTGGTTGATTATTTTTTAACTAACAAGTATATTTTTACCATTCAGATTTGATCATCCGGAGATAAAAATGAAAAAATTATTGTGCTTAGCAGCGGTTTTATTATCTTCTGTTTGTGTAGCAGATGATTTTATTTATTGTCCTTCTATAGTTGAATGTGTAACACAAAATGATTTCAGTTCATGTCAATCGACAGATAACAATTGGAAACGAGATACCTTCCAGGGGAAAGTCCAGAAAGGTATTTATAAATTAAATCATGTTTGGTCAGGTTATCAAATAGATTCTGATGACGATGAAATTAATAAATTAAGCCGATGCCAATATATCAATATTGATGTCCCTCATGTCACAAAACTATTATGGCTAGTTTCAACAAAGCTTTTAGATGCATCAGTAGAAAATGATAATGGCTGGATGATATTTGGCGACAGTGCACAGTGTGGTAACAATCCTATTAAAATTGGAGAAAGTCTTAATCCATCAATTTGTCCTATGGAATTAGCAAATATTTAAGGAAATTATGAGCGATTTAGCGCGATGCGAAAGTTGTGAGGGACGTAAAACTATATTGGGTCTTGGCGGCATTAGACGAAATTGCCAAGTATGTAACGGGGTTGGTTGGGTAAAAAAGTCCATAGAAAAAGAACCTGATGTAATTGTCGAAGCTAAACCCGTTCGTCGCGGAAGACCAAAAAAGGAAGTTGGCGATGGCTAAAAATCAGGAAGAAACAAAAAGCGTCGGTCGTCCTGAGATCCCTTATAAGGCAGAATATTGCGAGACCGTTAAAAAAATGTCCAAAGAAGGCAAACTTGTTGGAGAGATTTGCCTTGCATTAGGCATAAGTGACGACACTTATTATCGTTGGCAAACCCATCACCCAGACTTTGGTCGAGCTGTTAAAGATGCTGAGAAGCTTAGGGAGCAGCATTGGAAAAATCTTGGTGTAGAAAATATTGAGAACAAAAATTTCAATGCAAAAATTTATAATCTGATGATGATGAACATCTGTGGTTGGAACAGAAAGACAGAGGCTAACCATAATGTCACTGTCAAAACTCACGAAGAAATGCTTAGGGAAATGGCTAAAAAAGATGTTAAATAAAATTAAAAGAATAAAATGGATTGTATCAGGCTTGTTGCCAATATCTAAAAAAAATTATGCAAAAAACCAAGAAATTTTGGTAAATGTAATTGAAAATAACGTTCTTGATTTAATTAAAAAACAAGATGAGATAAAAAAACAACAAACCTTAATTAAATCATCTGTTACTCGTAATAAAACATCATTGGATAATCAGTTATATTCTTTAGGACAAGAAATTGGCGATAAAGTAAAAACAATTACTAGGTCAATAAAAGAAACAAGTGATGATAATAATAATTTTAATAAAAATTTATTAGATAAATTCTATATTTTAGAAGGTCAGATGGCCAACTTGATGGATTTCTATTTAAATATTACAGATAAAGAAAAAAAATTTAAATTGCTATCATCTAAAGTTGAAAAGCTTGTTGATGACAAATTATCTGAAATTATTAAAATAAGTATAACGCATCAAAATGCTCTTACTATTCAAATACAGCAGGCTGTTACACAATTCAGGGATATGATTAATCATAAAAAACAGGATTAAATGGAACTTAACGAACTAGAAATACGCAGACAGTTAAAGGATGACTTCGTGCATTATGCATTGAAGTGCCTAAAGATACGCACTAAAAGTGGTTCTATTGAGCCATTTCATCTTAATAAAGCCCAGCAATACATTCAATTTAAGCTTGAAGAGCAGAAGCGATTAACTGTTAAAGTTCGTGCCTTAATTCTAAAAGGTCGACAACAGGGTTGCTCTACTTTAATTGGTGGACGATTCTATCATCAAACTACTCATCGTTTTGGTTGCCAAGCATTCATATTGACTCATGCATTAGATGCTACACAAAACTTATATAAGATGGCTCATCGCTATCATGAACATTGCCCCCAGTTAGTTAGACCTGAAATATCTACTAGCAATGCCAAAGAATTGATATTCGGAAAGTTAGAGAGTGGTTATAAGATTGGTACTGCTGAGAATAAATCGGTAGGTCGTTCATCAACTATTCAACTCTTTCATGGCTCAGAAGTTGGATTCTGGTCTAATGCTGATGAACATGCCAAAGGAATAATGCAGGCTATTCCGGATGTTGAAAATACCGAAGTCATTCTTGAGTCAACCGCAAATGGTGTAGGTAATTACTTCCATGAGATGTGGCAAAAAGCTGAAGCTGGACTTTCAGATTTCATTGCAATTTTCGTGCCATGGTTCTGGCAAGATGAATATGCAAGAAACGTGCCAAGTGATTTTATCTGCACGCCAGAAGAGACAGAATTGCAATTATTATATGGATTAACCAAAGAACAAATCGCATGGCGTAGAGCAAAGATAATCGATTTATCAGTCGCTGGACAGAATGGCGAAAAAGCCTTTAAGCAAGAATATCCTTGTCATGCGAATGAAGCCTTCCAGATGACAGGTGAAGATACTTATATCCAGCCAGAAATAGTTATGCACGCGCGTAAAGCAGATCAGGTGGAGAGATACGGGGCAATTGTTATTGGTGTTGATCCTGCTAGATTTGGTGATGACAGAACATCCATTATTAGGCGTCAAGGACGTGTAGCCTATGGATTAGAAAGCTATGCAAAGAAAGATACAATGGAAATAACTGGTATAGTTCATAACATAATTAAAAAAGAAAATCCCACTAAAGTATTTGTTGATGTAGGTGGATTAGGTGCTGGTGTCGTAGACAGGCTAAATGAATTAGGCTACCGAGATAAAGTTGTTGCCGTAAATGCTGGTGTCAAAGCATTAGATGAAAACCGTTTTGTAAATAAGCGCGCAGAAATGTGGGGAGAGATGCGCGGATGGCTAGAAGAAGTTCCAGTAAAGATACCAGATATTGATTCTCTTCATGCTGATTTATGTTCGGTAAAGTACAAATTTGACTCAAATACTAGGTTATCACTCGAGCGAAAAGAGGATTTGAAAAAGCGTGGCATCAGGTCTCCGGATGAGGCGGATGCTCTAGCATTAACATTTGCTTATCCAGCAACAGCTCTAATAGATAATACTTTAAAAGAGAAGGAAGTTGCTGCTAAACTAATGAGCAATTATAACCGGCGAAAATTGTCAAGGATGACAAGTTATGGCAAGGATTACTGAGAGTGCGGCTTCTCAGCTTGAGCGTTTGAAAAAAAATGTAGTTAATTCCCATCTTTATTTCCGAAAAAATTGCGAGCGTTATCATTATTTCAGACGCTATGCGTTTAAATCTGCCCTAGATGAAAACATGAAGGCTGCCTTGCGTGATCAGGGTAAGCCTATTATTGAGTTCAATATAACAGCTCCCTATTTGTCTCGTTTAATCGGTGAATTTGCTAAGCATGAACCTTCTATCGAGGTTAGACGCGCCTTTGGTGTTCCTATTCCAGAGCAAATTATTGAATTAGTGGAAGGACATATTCGCCATATTAATTATGAAGCGAATAAAGATGGATTTGCTGTTCAGGTTTATGAAGATATTTTAAGTGGCGCGTTTACTGTTTATAAAGTTTATGCGGATTATGAAAATGAAATGTCGATGAATCAGGTTATCAAAAAGAAACGAGTATTTGATCCTACTCTTTGCGGATTTGACCCTATGGCCAGACTTCCCCATAAGGGAGATGGTCGATTTGCTTTTGAGAACTTTCCTAAAACGGAAGATGATTTGAAAGATATGGGAATTGATGTAAGAGACATTAGTTTCAATCGAGGCAGTCAGGATGGTTTTAATTGGTCTTTTCAAAATAACGAATCGGTTAAAATTTCTTTATTGTGCGAATATTATGAAAAGAAATTTAAGAAAGCGAAAATATTTAAGCTTTCTACCGGCCAAACCATTACTGCTAAAAATTATGAAAAATTAGAGGCATATTGGCAAAAGAATAATTTCTTTGAACAAATTCCTATGCCCGTTGGTAAATCTAGGATGAGCGATATTCCTACTATTTGTCGTTATGTATTTGTTGAAAATAAGATCATTGAATATAAGGAAACTGATTTATCTTATTTGCCTTATGTTTTTGCTGGACGTTCACTGATACTGCAAGATGGCGAAAATAATTCAAGTTATGAATTTTGTAAGCCTTACATTTTCGATATGAAAGGCATTCAAGACCTAAAGAATTATGCTGGACAATGCTTAGGTAATTATCTTGAAAATATGGTTCAACATAAGTTTATTGTTAAGAAAGAAGCTTTGCCACAAGAAGAAGAATATTTAGATGCTTTAAATGACACTCAACATGCCAACACAGTTGTGGTTAATGCATATAGCGAAAACAACCCTGATAAGCCCATTCCTGATCCTATTCGTGAAGTCCAGAATATGCCTGCGCCTGTTGAGATCATGGGAACATTTACAGCGGCAGATCAATCATCCCAAATGATATTAGGGTCGTTTGATTCGTCATTGGGGATTAATGATAATCAGTTGAGCGGTGTATCGGTTATTGAATCAGCCACCCAAAGCAATGCTACGGCTTTTCCTTACTTGGTTGCTTATCTTCAAGGGGAGACTCAGGCAGCTAACATCATGGTTGACCTGATGAATAAGCGTTTAAAAGGCAATGATATTTTGCCGATCGTTTCTAATGAAGGCGATAGAGACTATGTCAATGTAAATGGAGATGGTCAACCATCAATGGATTTTGGTGAGAAAACATTACAGGTTGAAGTCACAGCTGGTGTTAATTATGCAATTGCTAAAAACAAAGCATTACAGCAGATATTTGCCATGATGCAGGCGTCTCCCACAGCCGCTGAGTTCTTTGCCACAGATGGATTTCCACAGATATTGGATAACATGGAATTTCATGGCAGCGATATTGTTAAGGAGAAAGCTGAAAAATGGTTGGAGATGAAGAAATCTCAGCCCCCTCAGCCTTCTCCTGACCAGTTGAAGATGCAAACTGAAATGGCAAAAGTTCAACAAAAAAACAGTGAAATGATGGCTAAACAGCAAATGAATATGCAGCAATTGCAACTAGATGCGCAAAAGATGCAACAAGACTTTATTAAGGTAATGGCTGATATTAAGTTATCGAAGGATGAAAATTATAGAGCAGATTTACATGCCCATCATGATCGAAAATTAAGGGAAAAAGAAATAGAGCATGAGCAAAAAATGGATCATCACAATTCTATTAGAGAATCTGTCAAGTTACATCATGAAATGAACAAACCAAAAAATGAATCAAGGAGCGAAGCGTAATGGTCTATATTATTGTCAAAAATAAAAAGCCATTTAAGGAAAGTTATTTGACTCGTGGCGGAATTGTTCGTGCTGAGCGTGATGGTATTGCTAAAAGCACCATGATGCAGGAAATAGTTCAGATGACTAGTGATCTACATCCTGATGCTAGACGAGATATTGTAGATGAATTTATTGATCGAGAAAAAGGGAAATAAAATGCCATTGAAAAAAGGTAAAAGTAAAAAAACATTACAAGATAATATTCGTACTGAAATTAAAGCAGGAAAAAAACCTAATCAGGCTGCTGCAATTGCTTATTCAATTCAGCGCAAATCAAAAGGGAAGAAAAAATGAAAAAAAGTATTTCTTCATTAATAAAAAAAATAACTAATGATAAAAAATATGTTAGTGATTTTGTAAAGAAACAAATAAAAATTACACTAGAATCCAAGATTAGATATGTAGTATGGGATTCAATGGAAAAAGGGACTTATATTAAAGCTAAACATGGTGAATTAATTTAAAAAATTGTTGACAATTAATTTTAACATATTATATTGATTAGTAATTACTCAGGAAAGAGTATAAATTTCTCGTTTTATGGATACGTAAAACCATCATCTTTACGGTGACACCGCTAATAGTCAGAAGGGAATAATGACTGAAACTGTAGCTGAAAATATGGATGTTGCGCCTGAAATAACGGACGTGGATAACGCTGTTATGGATAATGCAAATGTTGCTGACAAAGCGAACACTGAAAAAGATGACGAGTACTATCAAACTCCCGTCTTTAACCGCATCCAAGTTCGCCAAGTTGTAAAGCGTGAACGTGATAAAGCATTTGAAAAAGGAAAGCAAATGGCCATGCAGGAATTGCAGCAACAAGCACAACCTAATCAGGGAGGTGCAGAAGTTGCACCGCAAGACCAACAGCAAGCGCCTGCTGCTTCTATAGGTGGAATGCCACAATTAACGCCTGATCAAATCAGGCAGATGATTATGGAGCATGCCCCGAAAGCTTTTCAAGGTCACATAGAAGCTTTACAAAATCAACATGTAACAGACAGCTTTGTATCTAAAATGAAAGCTGCTGAAGCAAAATATCCAGGTTTAGAAGCACAGTTGAATGAACTCGATTTTGCTCCCATTGCTCCATTAATAAAAATGGTCAATGACATGGAGAACACGGGCGACATTATGAAAGAGTTGTTAGATAACCCAGCAAAACTTGGTGAATTAACTACTCTCGTTCATACGCAAAAGCCTTTGGCTCAAAAAGCAATCCAAAGTTTGTCAGCTTCAATTAAAAGAAATGTTGAAGCCCAAGCAAAGGAAAAATCAGTTCAGGAACCCTACGGTCAGTATTCACCTTCATTGAATTCCGGTAAAGATGATGGTGATATGACGGTTAGCGATTTTCAAAAAATGTTTGGACGTCGCAGATAATAAATAACTTGGCATAAGCAGCCATCATCTTCAAAAACTTTAATTTTTTGGAGATTTAATAGTATGGCTGCGCCTAATAATGTTTTGGTTAACGTACAAACCTATGCAAAAGCTGAGCTTGCATGGTTACTTAACTCTTATTGCATCATTCAGCAAACTAACAAGAAGTTTAAAGATTTTAATACTTCTGCACCAATGAATCTTGGTGACACAATTACTTATGATTTGGCACCACGCTTTATTCCGTTTAATGGTCTTGTAATTACCCAACAACCTTCGCAACAGCGTTTACAAGCTCTTGCTGTAACTCAGGCTTATAATATTTCTGCTGGTTATACAGACCAACAATTTATTTTCAACGTGCGAGAGTACATGGATAGATTTGGTAAATCTGCCTCCTTAACTTTAGGTGCTAAAGTTGAAAGCGATGTTGCAAAGAATATGATTTCTGGCGTTACGATTAGTGATCCACAAAATGCTAACTTTGGTGCAATTCAAACGAATAGTGGTCCTTATCGTTTTTATGGCGATGGCGTTACGCCAATTAATTCATTTGGTCAATTAGCCCAAGCTCTGGCTAATTTCCGTGACTTTGGTGCAGCACCTGAAAAAACCCGCGGCTTCTTACCTATGACCAATGTTCCAAGCATTGTTAATAGCGGTTTAAATCAATTTGTCATGAACCGTAACAATGAAATTGAATATACTTGGGAATTAGGTCGTTTTTCTGAATGTGATTGGTATGAATCAAACTTACTTCCTACACAGGTGGCTGGAACAATTGGTAACGCTGCAGCTCCGAATAATGTTATTACAGTTGTTAGTGTTAATGATCCAACCGGTCAGAATGTAACAAGCATTACATTTACTGAGCCTACTTCTGGAACTTCTGCTGTGGCAATGCTGCCTGGTGATATGTTCCAGTTTAATGACGGCGTATCAGGAAAAACAAATTTACGTTTCTTAACCTACATGGGTTATACCCCATCACAACAGCCGGTGCAGAACCGTGCAACCAATACCGTTGCATCAACTGCTGGTACTTTTACCGTTAATTTGGCTGTTCCTTTGGTATGGGCTCAAAACGCAAACCAAAATATCAATACTCCAATTGTCGCTGGTATGCAGGCAACTGTTCTGCCAACACATAAAGCAGGAATGATTGATTCTGGTGACCAATTCTATTTGGCAATGCCAACTCTTCCAGATCAAGAACCGTTTAGCACAGTAAGTGAAATGGATAAAGAATCTGGTGCTTCTATTCGTCACTACTGGGGTGTTCAATTTGGTCAAAACGTCCGTTCATATGTGCGCGATGAAATTCATGGCTCTACATTGAACCAAGACAACTCCATGCGTTTAATTTTCCCAGTGTAAATATAACCTTCTTAAGCAACCTTAGGCTAAGGTTGCTTAAGATCTATATAAAAGGATTTTGAAATGACAACCGAAAATTATGTTCCTATTGTAAATCTTCCTTCTCTTTATATGAATGGCCTTGGAATTAGCAATAATGCTACCACGCCAAATACTTTGCTTAATGTTGCAGTGGGTCAATGTCGTGATTCTGGAAACACGTTTGATATGACATTAAGTACAGCAGTAGTTATTAATGCTGCTACAAATGGGTTAAATGGTTTAGACGTCGGAACATTTGCAGCATCTAAGGTATACGCAGTGCTTTTAGTATCGGATCCTGTATCTGCTAATCCATCAGGAGCAATGTTAACATTAACTCCTAGCGCTCCTACAATGCCATTTGGATATAGCGCTTATCGTGTTATCGGTTATGCAACAACTGATTCAAGTGCTCATTTTTTACCTGGCCAATGGACTGCTGGAAATACAACTTTCCGTAAATTCGCATATGAAACACGTCGTCCTACCGCGGTTACAGCTGGTGTTGCGACTTCTTATACAGCAATTGATTTATCAGCTCTTGTTCCAAGTGGATACACTCAGTTGCCTGTCAGCGTTTATTACGCATATACACCAGCAACAGCTGGTAATGCATTAAACATGCAAGGCGCTAACCGTGCTTCAGGTGGTTCGGATGTCACTATTACGGGTCAAGTTGCAACGGTAGCAAACAGTGGAAATACCGAAGTTATTGCCGAACTAGTAACTGCTTTACCGAAAATTAACTACAAAGTTGGAAATGCGTCTGATGCTGTTGCAATTAGCGTTGCAGGCTATTCAGTATCATTGTAAGGCAGCATGAAATGAGGATGACATCGGATGTCAGAAACTGCTTTAGAACTCATAACGCGTTCTTATTATCTTTCTCAGGTAGTAAGTCGAGAATTGCAAGTTCCGTCAGCTAATCAAATTAGCGATGGGCTTATTTTACTGAATGCGTTATTAGACGTTAAAGGTTCTGATATTCGATTGATTCCTTATTTCACCGAAACTGTTTTTAATACCGTAGCAGGACAGGAAGTTTATAATATTCCTAATTTGCTATCGATTGAATCTCTGACATTCAACCTTGGTGTTGTTCGCTATCAAATGCAAGAACAGGCAAGAAGAGAATATTTTGGCACAGGTCGTGTTGATAATATTCAATCTTTACCATTTTCTTGGCACCTTGAGCGCACATTAGATGGCTCTAAAGTTTATCTTTATTATGTTCCTAACGCTGAATATGTAATGAAAGCATGGGGTAAAGTTGCCTTAACAGATGTCACTCTTCAGACTGATTTAGCCACTGTTTACGATAGTTATTATAGAGAATATTTGCGTTTTGCCCTGGCAGAATATCTCTGCATGGAAAATTCACAGAACATGCCTGAATTAGCGGCTAAGAAATTCGCTGAAATTCGTAAGAAGCTGATGGATATTTCACCTCCTGATTTGAGAATTAGAAAGCGTGGAACATTAGGAGAAAGGGATGTTTATAACTGGGCTTACGTCAATATCCCAGGCTGGAGTCCAATATAACCGGTTGCAGTCCATTTTAATTGGGGATATTATTCAACCTTTAAAATAAATAAGGTTGATAAAATGATTAATCAGGAAATAAAAAATAGAAAATGTAAAAGACATGGAATTATTACTCCCGATATTGGATATCATGAAA